ATACCCATAGGCCAAACGGGCGAAATAGACGGTGTACCGGTTAAAGCCGTAGCCCCGGAGAATTACATTGACTTGTGTCATGGCTGTCACTTCGACGATATTGACAGCGACAACAGCTGTAAAACAAAACAGGCGATATGCCGGCTTCCTGATCGGATTTTTAAACTAATAAATAAATAGACAAGATGGAAACAAAAACAGTAGAAATGACCGCCGAACAGGCAGCAGCATTTGAACGATTTCAGGCTACAGAGCAAAAACGCGAGGCCGACGAAAAAGCAAAACGCGACCGCGAAGCTTACAAAAGTATGGTGGAGGAGGCAATAAGCTTATCGATACCGGAACTTGATGTGTTAAGTACGGCTATCGCCGTGCAAAAAGAGGCTGTAATGCGCCGATTTTTTGCAGCTATAGCCATGAAACAACAGCTATTTGGCGTAAAAGACGAGCAGCGCTCGCACACTTTTACCAACGAAGCGGGCACGATGCGTATTACCGTGGGGCAGTATTGCCTCGATGGTTGGCTCGATACCGTAACCGAGGGCATAGGCATAGTAAAGGAATACCTCGATAGCCTTGCAAAGGATAAGGACAGCAAAGCATTAGTAAGTGCCATACTTAGGCTAATGAGCCGCGATAATGCAGGTAACCTAAAGGCAAGCCGTGTGCTTCAGTTGCGCCGCATGGCTGAGGAGAGCGGCAACGAACGATTTATGGAAGGTGTAAAAATTATCGAAGAGGCTTACACGCCCATAGTGAGTAAACGCTACATTAAGGCCGAACGACGCGACGAGGGAGGCGATGGGGCTTGGCACTCGATACCGCTGGGAATGACGGAGGCAAGCTAACAAAAAACTAATTAAGCCCGGCGGCTGGTGACGGCTTCCGGGATACTAAAAATAAAAAGCAGATGAAACGATCCATTGAAATTATGTATTCAAGTCAAACAAAAATAGAAACACGCATATTCGTTAAGATTATATTTTCAGTTAGCGGTAAATCAGCACTGGGAGCGGTTCATTATTTTAGGAATGAAATGTCAGTTGATTTTTACCAGCGTTGGAAATGGTTTTTTGAATATAAAGCCGCTTTACTTCGTGTTAAGTTTCCAAAAGCATATATAAAATTAGAAACTGGTCCTTATGAATATATTTTGCCTGAAGATAAATACAAAGAGAAAGTCAAAAATAATTATCTATCAGCAAAACGACAACTAACAAAGTTTCAAAATCAACTAAATTCTATTTGTCAAAGTTGGAACGAGTTATTTCCGATTGAAGAAAATCCCGACTGGATAAAAGTTCAATCAAAATTAGATTATTACAAGGCTTACTTAAATTCAGCTAAATTTGAATACGAGAGCGTTTTTTCTTAGCCTTGAACATAACGGTCGCTACTATCCTGATTTAGGGGCTTTCGCAAATGATGGATAGCGCACAAAACTTATTAATTGCACTTCTGTAGCATAACCACACGCCCCTAAATAGGGATAGTTAGATGTTATCAGTAGTTTTTATCTTAATTTATTATTAATCATGGATTTAACAGATAAACAAAAGAAGTGGATAATTACCAACTTCAAAAACACAAAGAATGACGAGATAATGCTTAAAATAGGCATTAAACATTCTGCATTGCATCGGTTCGCCCGCGAAAATGGATTAAAGAAAACAAAACAATTCCAACGTAAATGTCAGCTTGCAACAACCGAAGCTGCACGAATAGCTAATAAGCGAAACAACTGGCCACCAAAAGGATATATAATTCCAAACAAAGAAAAAAGATGCTTTAAACCTGGACAAACAAACCTTGAACGCTTAGGAGCAAAAAAAGAACGTGAGCGTATTGAAAAGGCAGCTGAAGCAAGGAGAAAAACAGTTTTAGCGGAAAAACGAAGAGTTTTATTCGGACTTCCGCAAAAAACAAAACTTAAAGTAGTTCCGGCTCCACGTGTAAAATGTAGTTATCGATATTTAATGCGTAAACGTGGGTATGTAGTATTGCGTGGAAGTTCAGAAGTATATTATACTGAAAACACAAACAGAAGCGAAACAACTGAAATAAGAGCTTTCCAAAAATGCAGAATACATGTTAAACCATTGATCACAACATGAAAGAAATACTTACAAACTTAAAAATTCCAACTACAATTGAAGTTGACGGTAAAATTACGGTGCAAAATGCAACATTAACTTTTGACAAAGAGATAAGCGAACAAATTGATAGTGCAATACTTCGAATTTATATTGAAAGTAAAACAACAGTAAATGGTATTCAGATTGATTTTAGTAGCAGAATTTCACATACACTTACAAAAGAAGAATTAGACAATTTAATGATAAAATTTAATAAATAACCAATTTAAAAATTACAATTATGATTACAATTCAAGTTACAGAATGCGAGTTAAACGCGATTATTAAAAGTTTAGAAACTCGTGGAATGAAAAAACAAAAACGTGCTGAAAAATGGATAAACTGAAAAGAAAACGGTACATTAATTATTCCTGTTGAAATTGCTGACAGTTTTATTACTATTGACGAAAACATGGCAAACGGTGTTATTCGTCCTTTAATTAAGCGTTTAGAACTTGCTAAAATTGCTTAGTATTAATCACCCGCTTCACTTCGTGTTCCGTTTCTCAGGTCGGTCGAGTGCGTGGGGTGGGTGATTTTTTTCTAAAATTACTGATAACATCAGCGTATGCGAACCATTAAATCCGCACACTTGTGCAAATAACTAATACAATGCCACTTACTGACAAACAAATAATTGCAATTCATAGGCTTGATGCACAAACGGCATTGGAAACTATGCACGAGTGTGCAGAGCGGCTGGGGTTGGTGTCGGTGGATGAATATAGTAAAATTATGTTCGATGGAAAGCGCACGGTATATCAGGCGATAAGGGATAAAAAGAAAATGTATTTTGAACTGTCGGGGCACGTGTTTCCGGCAATTAATGACAAATGACAATTGCCACCGACTGGAGCAGACACATAAATATTGGGAACTACCACGGCAAGTAATACGAAAGCGATGGAAAAGGAACTGGCAATAAAAATAATACAGCTTGATGCGCAAATAGCGCAGCTGCAGAGCGGTAAGTGGCAGGCGGTAAGCGGCGACATCGAAAAGGAGATTGAAAATTTAAAAAAGCAAAAAATACAACTTTATGAAAATTCTTGCAATAGATTTTGACGGTACAATAGTGGAAGATCAATTTCCTGACATCGGGAAGATGGTACCGGGAGCGAAAGAGGCAATAAACGAGCTCTACACGATGGGCTACGAAATAATTATTTGGACTTCTCGCACACACATACGCCTGTTGGAGGCCATAGAGTGGCTGGCGAAAAATGGTATAAAGTATCACCGAATTAACGAAAGCTCCCCTGCTAAGCTCCGTATGTATGGCAATAAGGACACGCGAAAGATATTTGCCGAGATGTATATCGACGACCGGGGACTTTACCCACTACCGCCCTGGACTGAGATAATTGAAATAATACGAGACCGACACCCGCTATACGCCGACAAAGTGGGGCGCGAAGGATTTCTTTAATTTACTATTTAATCAGTTACTATTTACTATTTAAAAAATGGCCAAACACCGCAAACATCACAAAAGCACCCGCATGAGCGCCGAGCGCGTGAAAGAACTACTGCGCTCCGACTACGAGCCGGGGCGGCAGGATAAATGCAAGCTGGCCATTTACCGCAATAAGATACGACCAATAACAGGCATAAGTGAGCGGACTTTTTGGCGCTATATACAGGAGATTGAAGCTGAACAGCCAGTGGTGGAAGATAAAAGGCAGTTGAGGTTGTTTGAATGATGGTTAAATGGCTTTTAAGTATGGATTAAAGACGAATTAAATACGAATTTTTTAAAACAAATAAAACAAAATGAAAATTATTAAATCAGTTATTGAATGGACATTGGTGATCCTGTTTTTACCAATAGTGATAATAGCTAAGCGTATAAGCCAGCTATTCGATTTGTGGGCAATGAATAAGTTTTGGTTTGACGAAATCCGAAAGTCAGTCGTTAAGCCAGCTGAAAATGGCGGAAGCGATGGAGATGACAATGGCAAAAATACTGAGCCAAAAGCTGAATGATACGCGCTTATGGGCTTTTATCTGGCCTGTATAGCCATCGGTAGCAAGATGAAGCATACCTCGGGAGGTGATAAGTACTTTATCGCCCGATATTTGAACCATACCGTCTTCGATAAGTTTTTGGGTTTTGCGGCCTATTTCCCACGCGCCTATATGTGCGATGGAGGTAAAAGCCGAATACGCATGTGGCAAGCCATCGGAGAGCGATGCAAGCAACGAATCGAGCGTGAAAGCTTCGAATATCTTTTCGCCGTATACTATGGTTAATATCTTTAGCCTGAATGCATTCATTATGCAAAGATAAAAAAAAATTTTAAACTACGCGATAATTATTTAGAGCAAAAAGGAATTGATGTGAACGAGGTGGATGTAAATGACCCGTCAAGAAAATAATGATAGCGTGAGGCTCTGCGAGCCACCCGCTGGAATGAAAAGCCCCTGAGTACATTGAAGGAGTTGATTTTCAGTCGCTCCGCCAAAAAGCGGAGCAAGTTAAATGAACTACAAAAAGAATGAATTAGTTATCGTGAATGAGAGTAGCGATAACATGTTAATTGATGCGAGGCTATTGCATCAGCAGTTACAAATCTCAACTCCTTTCCATAAGTGGGTACAAAGGAGAATTGAAGAGTTTGGATTTGAAAAAAAATCAGGACTATTTTGAGTTACGGACAAATTTGTCCATAATTATTCCTGGACGTAAGCCAACCGATTACCATCTTACTATGGACATGGCTAAAGAACTGGCTATGTTGGAGCGTAACGAAGTGGGAAAACGCATACGGCAGTATTTTATTGCTGTTGAAAAAGAAGCGCGCGAAACGGCTGGCAGTGCCCGGCTATTACCCAAAGGAGTGCACAGCCGATTATTCAACGGTCGTAAAATTTATCCCTATCGCCGATTGGCCGAAAAAATGGGTATTAAAACAGGCGGTAGCCTCTACGACCGAAAACGCCGATACCCCAACCACTTTATTGAGCTGGATAATATTACCTACTGCTCCGAGGAAATGGCCAATATGATGGTGATGAACCGTAGCCTTATACGCCACCGCAATGCGGTAAAAACAATGCAGCCACTGCTCCCGCTCGATTTTGGCGCACCCATTAAAAGCATAGGAAAATGACACAGGTAATAGGTAATGTAATGGTGATAGAGCTTACGCCGGAGGATAAGGCTCGCACACTGATAGAGCAGATAATGGTGCGCTACGAAAAGCAGGTATCCGAAAATGCACATCTGCTGCTGGAGCTTCAGCGCATTAAGGAACAACAAAAGCTTATGCAATTTGCATGGCAGGGATAATATACCCCCTAATGGATAGTGGGAGTGCGACTTAAAGTCGCACTCCCACTTTTTTTTGTTAGGGAAAAATTTTGTAGCTTTGTGGCGAAGTTTCAATATGGAACAAAAAGCGGTTTTAATTGTTGTTTAAACAGAGGTTAAAAAAACAGTATTTACTATGGATATAATTAAAATGATATTGGGCTCACCTGTGGGCTCGTTGGGCTTTGTAGTGGGCATAATGCTGGGTGCAGGTTGGCTTATTTATTTTGTAACAAAAAAAGTAACCGAAATACAAAAGGAACATGAGCACATGCAGGGCAATGCCGGAAAACTTGAAAATACGATAGACCGTAGGTTTGGTATGGTTGAAACGCATATTGACGAAATGCGTAAAGACTTATCGTACCTCAAAGGAAGTATTGAGCTGATACGTAGCGGGGCAAACCAGCCCACCAAGTCGCGCAGCCCCATATCGCTTACCGAAGTGGGTATTAAAATAGCCGAGGAATTGAAGGTGGAGGAATTGGTGGCGCAAAACTGGGATAAAATAGCAGCTAATATGGATGCTAATGTGAAGGATAAAAACGCTTATGACATACAAACCTACTGCATGGAAACGGCAGCCGTGGATCCCGAAAGTTTTTTTGACGATGCTACCATACATAAGCTTAAAGCATACGCATTTAAAAACGGCAATAGTTTGTTTTATTATTCGGGGGTTTTTGGCGTTGTAATACGCGATAAATACCTGCAACAAAAAGGAATTGATGTGAGTGAGGTGGATGTGAATGATCCTGCAAAACACTAATAGCGTGAGGCTCGGCGAGCCACCCGCTGGAAAGAAAGCCCCTGAGCGTAAATGCTCGGGGGCTTTTTTATTATTGAAATGAAGTATTAACAATAGGCTGTGGCGCTGCTTTGAGTATGGGGCGCATGGCTGAGTGGTCGGTGAGCTGCACGGTGTATGTTTCCTGGCTGTCGATGAGTTCGGCATGGTTGTGGTCGGTGGCAGAACTGGTTGATACGAGGTTACGGAAAAAGTCGGCACGTAGGCCGTACAGGTTGGCGTTGATGGCATCGAGTAGGTCGAAGAAAGCTATGTTTGGCTGCGTGAGGCTCTGCGAGCCACCCGCGATGTGTCGGGTGATGACGTGTAGTGTGAGGCTTACATCGGCAGCGCGGATGCCTTTGGAGCGTTGCTCCCACAGTATGGGGTTGAACTGGAGGAATACGGCTGGCAGTGGGAATGGCTGCTCGTCGGCGAGGTATTGGAGTTGGTTGTTCCAGATGGCGAAGTGTTTGATAGCTGATTTGGAACTGTCGAGCTCGGCTGCTGTAATGTATTGGTCCTGGTTATTGACTTGAATGAGTGATAGCTGGGCGATGATTGCTTGATAGAGTTGTTTGCGCATGATTTTTAATTTTAGAACTTTTCCAAAGTTGAAAGAAACTTTGGAAAAGCGGGGTTATTTTAATTTTGTTCCTGCCGGAGTTTTAGTGGTTTGAATATCGCCCGACCGTATGGTTACGGGCTGCATATTGTTGTCGTTGTTCAGAAACGATTGGTCGAATGTGTGGTCGAATGTTGTCATTTGAATAGATTGTTTAATTTGCGTTTGAGTTCAGTTTCCACTATTTTGTCGAGTTCGGGGGATGGTCCCATGAATTGGCGTTGTGGTATTACTGTTCGGTTACCGCGCCCTGCGGTTCGTGTGCCTTCGTTGTGGGCAGCGGCGTAGGGTTTATCGCTGTAAATGGTAACGGAGGCATTGCCCATGTATTTGTATTTAATACTTTCGCCGAGGTCGCCGGTGTCGCCTGTAAGTATTTTGCGGCTACCGTAGGCATTAACGGCTCGTGATTGGCCTTTGTTTTTGCCTCGCGAAATGACTTTGAAGTTACGGCTGTCTTGTCGGCGTTTAACCTCTTGCCATGGTTTGCCGTTGAAGCTCTCTTGTTGAAAGTTTTCTTTAAACATATCTACCGCTTGTTTGCCTGTAATAATGGCTACATCGTGTAGGGCTCGTTTGAGCTGGGCGGGTAGGGTTTTGAGTTTTAGGGTGAAGTCGGACTGGTTCATGGCTTTAAGTTTGGGGACATTGGGGACAATTGTGACATTTGTTTTACTTTTGTGGTTTAATTAATAAAAATCAATATTTTATGGGACTTTCATTTATTGATGCTGTACGTGCAGCTCACACCATTACTTGCCCTGTTTGTGGGCGAACTGCCGGTTATGCTATTACAGGGGCAAACTCTTACGAGACAGATAGCTGCCATGATAAACTAAGTGATCTTATAGATGCAAAAGTGAAGTTACTGCTCCATGTAAAAGACTCTGGGGAAACGAACAAGAGCATACGTTTCAAATAAAATGCTTTCTACCGTTTCGGGATTTTCAACTTTGTCGAACTCGGCTTTTATACGTTCGATAAGTTCGTCAATTGATTTGGCTTCACACTTTAGGTTTACTACTTGGCGTTTTGCTTTAAATCGGTTTTGTTTTTCGGTTGTGTTCATATATTTTTTTGATTGAAATGAATATAATTTGAATTAATGTATTACTTTTGTGGTGTCGGAGCTGCGTACTTCGACGCCATACCCGAGGCGGATTAGTGATTTATCACTTGTTCGCCTCGGTTTATTTTAAGGGGGACTTTGTGGACTATTGTGACATTTGTTTTACTTTTGTGGCTTAATTTTAAAAATCGATATTTTATGGAAACATTCGAAAAAGAGTTACTAATTATTGCGCTTAATAATTCAATTGAAGCTAAGGCAATGGCTTTAGCTATCAAAGAATTAATTATTGATAAAAGTCAAAAAACAAAACTCAATGAATTAGTTTTAGAAAAGACTAAAGCGTTGATTGCTGAGCTTCCTTTAGAGTTCGGAGAAGACTTTCTTCAACATCTTTCGTGAATTTAATCTTATTAGCTGATACTACTGCATTAATAAGTGCCGTTGTAACTGCTTGCTCTACTTTTTCAGCAACTGCATCTTCATTTGTGACTACTATCACTAAATGGTTTACTAATGAGTTAATGTTGATAACTACTTGTTTTTCTTTGTTCATAATTGTATTTTTTTTTGAGTTAAATGAATATTATTTGAATTAATGTATTACTTTTGTGGTGTCGGAGCTGCGTACTCTGGCACAGAAGGCGGTATTATTCTGAGTAATCAGATATTATCGCCTTTCTTATTTTCTATACAGGTATGTTTTTTCACTTGTACTTATTATAATTTTTTTAAGACCTTTCCTGTCCTTTAGTGTAAATTGTTTTTTACAAAAACGTGTGATCCAATCATTGTCAATATGTGAATCTAATTTAATCACCGCTATATCCCCCTGTTTAGATGCCTTTAATATATTCGCTGATAAATTTTTCAATGTTGTTTCTTTGAACTCTAAAAATTCCCCATCCGCTTTGCAGTCAGGGCATTTCGCAGGTCTTAAACTATTATACTCTTTACCATAATATCTTTCTCTGAGTTCTACTTCTCTTTGGTGTATGCGTGGCAATAGTGCCGCCTCTTTTACAACTCCTTCCTTTAGCAACAATTCTACTACCTTTCTATTTTCGGCAATTTCTTTTTCATCTTTACAATTAAAATGTTCGAGGTACTTATGACCGTCCTTTGTTATTTTTTGAATAAATGCAATATCATCGGGGTTGTGCAATGGACCAAGATTAGGGACGTGCTTATCTACCCGGCTGAAATATGGGTGTTTGTTGGTGAAAATTTCGTGGGTATAATATGGGTTTCCTTCCAACCCTGCTGACGCTTCGACTACGCTCAGCGAGCTGTTGTCGGTAGGTTTTTGGTCGGTGGTTTTCCATGAACACTTGCAGTTCCATGTGCATCCGGGTGAATTGGAGTTCCAGAATGGATCATCCATTGGCCAAATGCGTCCCACGTAGGCGAGGTGTATTTCGCGCGGTGTGGCCGAGCGTGTGCGTAGCCATTGGATATTTGGGTACAGGTGCCGCTCGCCTTGGAACTGCTCCCATTGCTTGGCAACTCGGGCACGGTGTACGGCAGTGTTGTACTCGGCGGCTTGGGTGCTGTTGGCACGTGCGAGTATTAGTTTTGCCTGTCGGTTATATTCATCCTTATTGCCTTTGGCTGCTGTTTTGGCATTGTGCAGTTGCTGTACGGTGTAGTTGGTTTTGGCTGCTGCCAAACGGCTTACATTATTTTTAAGCAAGTTTGATGCATCGCCAATTCCTTTATGAAAATTGTCGTTATAAGTATTGAACAGTTCAGCCGGTATTTCGGAATTATCATTGTTCCAAATAGCGTCTACAATACCGGATGCTGCTTTAGCCATCTTTTCCAAAGTAGGCATAAAATCAGGCGAATTGAGCGCTTGTTTTATGACGGATTGCTTCAACAGGTTGTCGCTATTGAAGTAAAGTTTGAAGAAATTGAAGTCATTAGATGGGGACTTTGACGACATTGATGACTTTGGAAGCCCTGAAATGATTTCAGGGCTTAGGCGAAAAAATTGAGTTTGGTGTTATTGGTTTTTTGCGTGAGGCTCTGTGAGCCACCCGCTGAGCGCCCTGTGATTTTGAGGTTGTATTTTTCGTTGAAGTATTCGGGGTCGATTTCGTAACCGGCATTTAGCAGCATGGTTTCGTAGGCTACCTGTTCGGCAGGTGTGTAGTCGATGGACTCGTCCCAATCGAATCGGCACCCTTTTACGGGGAAGCCGTGCATAATCATGAAGGGGATGAGGCGATTGTTTATTAAATCGCGAATGAAGTCTGCATCGGCTTCGATGATATTTTCGACCACTTGGAGATGTGTTTCGGATTGCGACTTAGATGATCCATTGTCTAAGGTCATGGTGCTGTTTAGAATAGCTTTAGCTATTTCGGAGTTGGCACGCTCTATGCGTTGGTCGTACACGTTGAAAGCATCGCCCCGGGTGGTTTCTTTGATTTCGATTTCGGTGCCTTCGGGGAACATGCCCCAGGCAGCTGCTCCCATGTCTTCGAGCATTTTTTCTACTTTGGAGATTTCTTTAGGGTCGCGACTGGTGGTTTTACCAATGCGGATAGGCATACCAAACATCTCACCAAAGGCATCCCAAAAAGCGAGCATGTTTTTTTTGCTTATGGCGTGCGGCGCAAGCTTCAGGAATAGTCCAAGGTCGGAAGGTGCTCCGGCTTCGATACACCACCGTGCAATGTCGCCCTCGCGGTAATTAATACCACGTTCGGGAATATCGCCCACCTCGCGAACGATAACGCCAAACTCAGGCACTACGTGCTTACGTGGTACGATAGAAGTGTTTTGAAACTGGCGTTTGTCGTCGATAGTAACAATGTCGCCAAACTGTATAAGGGAGTGCCCCCAATATCGGGAGTCGAGCGCATGGTCAATAAAGTTTTTGAACCATTCCGATTCGAACAGCTCGGTTATATCTGGTAGCTCTTTTTTGTCTTTTTTGTTGACAATTTTAAACGATTTACGCTTTACAAAGTTTTTACGCTGACTTATTGCCCCCGTAATATGAAGATCAATGTCTACATCGGTATATACATCGTATAATCTGGAGCGGTTTGGGTGCTCAACTCGAATTGCCATTTGCCATGCAGCACGCCAATCGCCAATGTCTTTTTTCGTGAGATATTGCGTACGGTTAGCCAATTCGATAATCATTGACTTTACTTTTTCCTTTTGGACATTGTCCATTGCAAGGAGCATTTCGGGGGATAGAGAACCCATAGCCCCTCCCGTCTGCGTCGGGATAAATTGCGGGGAACTGGAGTTAGTATTGTTTGTTGGTTTCATATACTTTTTTTTGGGGGATGTTGGGGACTAATTTGACTATTGCTTAGCGTGAGGCTCTACGAGCCACCCGCTTTCAGCTACCAAGAGTTACAGTTTTTTGGCCATGATCCGAATTTTACGGGGTTGGCTGTATCTGTTTCGCCGGTAATGGGGTCGGTGTAGGTAGGTAAGTCCATTTGGAGCTTACGGTGTACGTCGACGAGGGTTTTGATAACGGCATTGTATCGGGTTTCGCGGATGTCGAACCCCATACGGCCAGGGAGCCAAGCCGCGAGGTGATAGAGTGCTACGTCGGCGGTCATCATAACGAGTTGATTGTTGCGCGCTGCGCCAGTGGCAGCAAAAGCGGCCGTCATATCGTAGCGGGAGCGTAGGTACGAGCTTATTTCTTCGATAGCGTAGGCTTCGGCACGTTGGCGAATGGTAAGGTCGGACTGCTGAATTACATCGAGTGTGGCAGCATCGCAAACGGCTGAATAATCGGATTCTGTTAGAAACATAATGAATTTTTTTTATTGGGTGACAATGGTGACTATTGCGACTTTGGGTAATTATTGACAATTTAAAATTGGTGACATTGGTGACTATTGAGACCATGCTACCATGCATTTTTAGACGATTGTCGGCGACCGATAGTTGGCGTGTAAAGCTCTGATCGGGTTCGCTTTTGGAGAATATAGATAGCTCCTTCGTCGGCATCGGGTGCATCGTCGTGCGCACGGCTACCTTTTTCGAAAGCGAGTGTTTGTTCAATACCGGCAAGCATATCGCGGTCGGTACGCATATCTTCGTTGTACCACACAAAGCCACGTTCCCAGAGTGGACTAACGGCTTCGACGCGCTGAAACTTATCGGGTTTTTTGCGCATGTCGGGGCGAATGGGTAGCTGGTATCCACGCAGGTTTCCTTCGGTGGTAAATTCGTCGAGAATAATGTCCTGTAGGAAATTGGCTTCCATGTAGTAGTCGCAGATAATATCGACCTCACCCCCAGCCCCTCTCCTTGAGGAGAGGGGGGTAAGCGATTCGTGGAGGTCGTAGAACCAACGTACCATTTCGGAGGTGGAGCACTGGCGAACGAACGCTTTTATGTGGTGGAGCTCCGTACCGATTTTGCCCCATACTTTGATGGCTTTGTAGTCGTTGCGCGAAGTACCTTTAAACGAGGGGTCGCAATATGCCACAATGCTTTCGTATTTGTGCAGGGCCGGCAACTTTTTCCACCTGATCCAGTCATTTTTGAAAACAGCCCCCTCGCTAATGGGGTTATTCATATTCTCTTTTTGGAACGAGCGATAGCCCATGAACTGCTCCATGGCTTTCACTTCGTCGCGGCTCCATTTCTCACACCAGGTGACGTCTCCTTTTTTGTCGTAAATATTTACCTGGCTTACATATACGCCTTCGGTGGCAGCTATATTAGCCAGTACCGAATTTTTACCGATAAGGTTGCCTACCATTACAAAGCGTCCACGTCCGCCATCGAGCGCACCGAAAAGGGCTTCTTTTACCCAGTCGGTCATTTTAGATACACGGGCTTCGTTTTCGACCAATTCGTCATCGTCGAGGTCGTCAATCACAATATAGTCGGGTCGGTTTTCCTTGTAGCGGAGTCCGCGGGGTGATTGTCCGCGACCACGGGCAAAAAACGCACAATCGTCGGCCGTAACGAATTCGCCATCGGTCCAGCTTCCGGCATTTTTTTGTTTTCCAAAGTCGTTGATGTAACGTTGGTTGTATTCGAGCTCGGCTTGTATGTCGGAGAGCAGGGTGTTGGCATTGTCCTGAGATTTACCCACGAGCACCATAACGTTTAGCTGCCGCTGTTTTTGGCATTTGAGCCACAGGGGAATCATAATGTCGAGGTGTGTGGATTTGGCATGTCCACGCGCCCATTTGAATACGGCTTTGAGGTTTGGGGTAGCGAGGACTTTGTTAGCCGCCTGAATTTGGAATTTACCGCAGGGGCATTTGGCAAAATGCGGGAAATAATACATGACGAATGCATTATAATCTTTGCGAACGAGCGCGATGCGTTTGTCCTGTTCGGATTTTGATTCCGACCGGTTGACGGTGGTTTGGGACTGCACTGCCAAGCAGTGTTCTTTCCAAATACGTATGGCTTCTTTTTGTTCGGCTTGTGTCATGTGTTCAATGGGGCGTGCCCCGTTGTTATTTTGTTAGGTGTTCGGAGATGTATAAGTCCTGGTATTTGTTGATGGCTTTGATGAGCTCGGGTGTTATTTCGGAGTCGAATGACTGCCGGTATTGCATCCATCGTCCGAAAGCCATAAATACTTCGATAGCGTCGACTATATTTGCTTTTTTGTCCAACTTTTCGATAACGGCGGCAAACTTGGCGAGCTTATCGGACAGTCCGGCGAGCACTGTGGGGTCTTCGGAGCTATTAACCTGGTCGAGCAGCTTATTGACGGCACCGAGCAATTTGTTGACTAACTCGGGTCGGGTAATGTTGGCGGCTGCTTTGGCAGCTTCCCAGTTCCCCTCTTTTACCCATTTGCTTACCGATACAGCCGATGCGCCTACTTTTTCGGCAATACACTTTTGGGCATCGCCCTGCAGGAATAGAATTCGGGCAAATTCTTTTTTCTTTTCGATTTCTTGTTTTGTGGACATAAAAAATTAATTTGTTAATAAGATAATGTGCCAATGTGCCAATGTGGTGATTGGTATTTTGTGTTGCAAAATAAGGAACTTAAAGGGGGTTGTAAAAATAGTGCAGTCAAAATGGCTGTGATATTTTGAGGGGTTGCGTAATAGCTGTTTTTTTGCATCGAGAAAATAACGGACAACAGACAACAGGCAACGGACAACAGACAACGGACAACAGATAAAATGATAGCGATATGGGATACGATGTAGTGATTAGTAATTCGAATGTGAATAGTTACGGGTTCAGGGTACTGACGAGTGGTATTGACCTTGTGCAATATTTGCGCAATCCGCTACTGCTGTTTATGCACAACCGGCCAGATGATTATAGGAAAGAGAATATTGTGCTACCTATAGGTGTAGTTGAAAATGTGCGCATAGAGGGTGATGATTTGATAGGTACGCTGAAGTTTGACGAGGCCGATGATTTTAGCCGTACGATAAAGGCCAAATGGGATGCGGGCACGCTTAAAATGGTGAGCCCTGGACTTGACCGTGTGGAGGAAAGTGATGATCCGATGTATTTGCTGCCGGGGCAGCGCCGTGGCACTGTAACCAAAAGTAAACTTAGGGAGGTGAGTGTGGTGGATATGGGTGCCAATGATGATGCACTGGCATTGTACAATGATGGTAAATTGATAACCCTAACTGCTGGTGGTGATAATGATTTTTTACAACCGATTAAACATAATTTAAACAACCAAAAAATGAAGACAATTTCATTGTATTTAGGGCTTGCCGAAGATGCAAGCGAAGCCGATGTATTGGCAAAGGTAACGGCACTAAAAGAGGCCGCCGATAAGGTAACAGCTTTGGAGCTTGCCGCCGAAACGCAACGCGAACTGGCCATAGCCACCGAAGTGGAAAATGCGATTACGCTGAAACGCGTAACGGCCGACAAAAAGGATCACTTTATTGCCCTTGGCAAAAAAGTGGGTGTAGAAGATTTGAAAGCAACGCTGCAATTGATGACACCGGCAGCCAAACCAACGGACTTAATTAAGTTGGGCAAAGATGGTAAGGAAACCGAGTATAAAAAATTGAGCGAAGTGCCGGAAGCGGAAGCTATTCGCCTGCGTGCTGAGGATAAGGAAACTTATATGAAGCTGTATAAGGCAGAGTACGGGACGGAGATCACACTTTAATGCATAATTCATAATGCATAATTAACAGAAAAATAAACAAAACAAATTTTTTAAGACAATGAAAAGGATTTTGAATTTAGTAATGGCTTTAGCAGCTAATTTTATGATGGGTGCATTGATGTTTGCACTTGTGGGAATAATGCCCGTAGCGGGCGGAGTGTTAATGGTGGGTGTGGCTTTGCTATCGCCGCTAATGGGTATGCCTACGGGCGTAATGCGTGCCACCATTTTTACGGAAGTGTGGACAGGCGAAATGATAAAAGCCTTCCGTAATAGTATGGAAAGCCTTGGCTGGATAAGTAAGATTCGGGACTACAGCCAATATGCCAAAAACGATGTGATTCACTTTGTAGACCTTGGCGGTGACCCTACGGTATTGGTGAATAACACGAGCTATCCGCTTGGGATTGAAGACTTGAACGACACCGATAAACCTATCGGATTAGATAAGTATCAGACTAAGCCAACCCGCATTACGGATGACGAACTGAACGCTATAAGCTACGATAAGATGGGCAGCGTGATAGAGCGCCACCGCGAGGCAATAGACCAAACGAAACATGCACGTGCCCTCCATGCTTTGGCTCCAAGCGCACATGCAGCCGGTACTCCGGTGCTTGTAACTACGGGTGCAACGGCTCCCGAAGGAGGCCGCAAAATGCTTCAACGCACGGATATTATTGCCTTGAAAAAAGAGTACGATGCACTTAAAGTGCCGGTAGCAGGGCGTGTATTGGTGCTATG